AAAGAAAGGGTGCAGAATGAGGACAAAAAGGATATGTCTAATGCTCTTGACATCAGTGTTTCTTATGTGCTTGATGGGCTGCGAAAGCAAGCAGGTAGTGCTAAATAAGTATGACAAGATACCAAGCTACCTTCTTGAAGCCCCTATGATTGCAGATAGAAACGTAACAAACCAAAGCGAAGCAGGAGTGCTGCTAATAGATGTTTATAGTGGTTATGAGAAGTGTATAGGACAGCTAGAGGACATAAAAAAGTATGAAAGGAACAGGGATGGATGGCAATAATGTAGGACAAATCCTAGACTTTGCTTTAAAAGCGGATAAGCTAGGGGTTGTTGGTATATTAATCTTGGTTGTCTTTGTGCTAGTTGGGTTTTGTGTATATACCATTAAGTCTCTAAAAGAACCTATGCACCAACTAGCTGAAAACGGAAGAGTAAGTAATGAGCTATTTAAACAAGCTTTGGATTATTCAAGGGATTTAAATAGTGAAATCAGAAGTGACCTAAAGGACATCAAAACAAAGACAGATAGTATTCACGATTGCTGTAAAGAGGTCAGGTTTAATCAAGGTAGTAACATCTCTTATCAAGCAGTAGTACCACCAATGGTTAGACAAAGAAGAAGCATTGAGGAGGATGATGATAAATGGTTAAACTAGATGATAGTAAGAGAACAAGGTGTGTTATCTATACAAGAGTTATGGGTTATCACAGACCAATAGAGAGCTTTAATCTTGGTAAGAAAGGGGAGCATAAAGAGAGAGTAAAGTTTAAGGAGAGAGCTAATGTCTAACTTCAAAGAAGCTATGGCACTCTTAGAGACCTTAGAGTTTAGCTCCCCTTCTGATATACTCCACAAGAACTCTAATGAAAAGGATGTAACCTTTTATGGTATCTACAAGTACGCACACCCATCTTGGATAGGCTGGGATAAAGTAAGTAGGGCTATAGAAGCCACTGGAAACCTAGAGAGAGCTAGCGTTATCTTATCAAAAGACGAAGAGCTAAAGGCACAGGTCTATAAGTTTTATAAGGCTGAGTTTTGGGATGCTATGAAGCTAGACTATATCAATGATAACATAAAGGCAAACGAGATGTTTATCTTTGGTGTTAATGCAGGTCATCATAACGCTATCAAAGCAGCTCAAAAGCTTGTAGGGGTAAGTGTTGATGGTGTCATAGGAGAAAAGACTATAAAGGCTATAAATGACTATGATACGTTAGCCTTTGACTTGGGTTATGATAGACTAGAAGTTGCCTATTATCAATCACTTATTGAGAAAAACCCTAGCCTTGCTATAAACGAAAGAGGATGGATAAGGAGAGCAAAAGCAGTATGAACGAAGCAAAAGAGAGAATACAAGGTCTATTCATAGACATAATGGAGCTAACTCTAAAAGACACCATTGATAAGCTAAAGAGAGGCGAGGCAGACAGCAAGGACATAAGGAATGCTATAACACTCCTAAAGGATAATGGCTTTACCTTAAGAGACCTTGATGTTGCTAAAGACCCTAATGAGTTTCTTGCAGAGTTAGCACAGAATATGCCAAGACTACCTAAGCTAAACAAATATGGAGAAATCATAGCAGAGCCTGAGGAGATAGTGGATGGAGAGTGATATTGAACGTATAAAGGGAGACTTTAAGCAGTTTCTCTTTATAGTGTGGAAGCACCTTAACCTACCTAATCCAACTCCAGTGCAGTTTCAAATAGCTGATTACCTTCAAGAGCCTGATATAAAGAGAAAGATTATAGAGGGCTTTAGAGGTATTGGTAAGTCTTGGATTACCTCAAGCTTTGTGTGTTGGTTACTACTACGTGACCCACAAGCTAAGGTATTAGTTGTCTCAGCCTCTAAACAAAGGGCTGATGACTTTAGTGTATTTACACAAAGATTGATATGTGAGCTACCACTGCTTCAACACCTTATCCCTACAAGCGACCAAAGGCAATCTAAAGTAGCCTTTGATGTAGCCCCTGCATTAGCTAGTCACGCTCCAAGCGTTAAATCACTTGGTATAACATCAATGCTTACAGGCTCACGTGCTGACTACATTATTGCAGATGATGTCGAAGTACCTAACAACTCAGCCACAGCAGACCTAAGAGAGAAGCTACTTAAAGCTGTAAAAGAGTTTGAGGCTATCCTTACACCAAAGGAGACATCTCAAATAATCTATCTAGGTACTCCACAAACTGAAGAGAGTATCTATAACAAGCTAAGGGCTACTGGGTTTCATTGCAGGGTTTGGACTGCTGAGATACCTCAAAAGGATACCTATAATGGTGCATTAGCTCCTAGCATTGAAGAGATGATAGAAAGAGGAGAGCCAGCAGGAACTCCAACAGACCCAAGGAGATTTACAAGAGATGACCTAAATGAGCGTAAGCTCTCTTATGGTAGAAGTGGATATGCTCTTCAGTATATGCTAGATACTAGCTTAAGTGATAGTGAGAGATACCCACTTAAGACTGGAGATTTAGTAGTTACTAACTTACCTTATGATAAAGCTCCTATTAACCTTAGCTATGGTAGTGCTAAAGAGCAGATAATAAGAGAGCTACCTAATGTTGGCTTTGAGGGAGATAGATGGTTTTATCCTATGTTTTGTGATAGTGAGTATGCTCCATACACTGGCTCAGTAATGGCTATCGACCCTAGTGGTAGAGGTGGAGACGAAACAGGATATGCAGTAGTTAAGCACCTACACGGAAGACTATTCGTTACAGCTTGTGGTGGTCTTACAGGTGGATACAGCGAAGAGACACTAATAAAGCTAGCAACAATAGCTAAAGAGAACAATGTAAATGAGATATTAGTAGAGAGTAACTTTGGAGATGGTATGTATGTAGAGCTTCTTAAGCCAGTGTTAAATACTATCTATCAGTGTGCTGTCTCAGAGGTATCTCATTCAACCCAAAAAGAGAAACGTATCATAGACACCCTTGAGCCAGTCCTAAATGCTCATAAGCTTGTCTTTGACTATAAGGCTGTTAAAGAGGATTTAAAGCCATTTCTTGATGGCTCTTATGATGACAGCAGGTTTGTATATAGTCTATTCTATCAACTCACTCATATAACAAAAGATAGAGGCTCTTTAAGGCACGATGACCGCCTTGATGCACTAGCTATGGCAGTAGCTTATTGGCAAAAGCAAGTCGGAGCTGACCCTAAGAAACTCCTAAGGAACTATCAAGAACGCATTGATAACAAGCTACTTGATGAGTACTTAGCTGAGCTTAATATGAGTAAGAGAGAAAGAACAAAGTTTAGGAAGTTTATATAGTAAAGTTAAGGGAGAGGCTAAATGCTTTCTCCCATTTCATTCATAAAGGGGTCTAGGAGCTTCTACAATCAACGAACGTCATTAGGGTAGTATGATTACCTTCTGAAAGGCGAACGTTTAACCTAGAGCCTCCTAGATGCCTTTATGAACGTTTATGATTTCTTAGCCTATTTAAAGGGTCATTTTTAGATATAGCCTAAAAAAGGTCTTTAGGAGTGCTAAGGCTCATAAAGGTGTCTAGGAGCTTCTATAATCAACGAACGCTTTTAGATGATAGATTATACCTCTAGCAACCCTTTCGTTTAACATAGAGCCTCCTAGACCCATTAGAATTGATTTTCTATTTGTTATTCATATAATCAAATCTAGGCTCAGTAAAAGGGAGTATATAATCCATATCAGCCACAGAGAAACGAGGAGCTGGCTTAGGGGGCTTAAACTCTCTCTTTATAAGTGTCCTATCCACTCTTAATCCTGCTGCTGTATAGACCTTTGCCTTTGTACTTAGAGAGCCAAAGTTTCTTAGGGCTTCTTTAACATTCTTACCTAGAAGCTTGATACTCATCAAGACTATTTCGTCTCCCCTTACTAGGTCTTGCATTAGATAGTGCAAGTTGTCCTGAGTAATAGGTACTGTGTAAGTGTGTTTCATAATGAGTTGAATTATAATATAATTATGCTTAAAATATACTAAAAATATACTAATAATGTATTGTTTTATGTACTTTTTGCTTAAGCTCTCAAAGCCCCTAAAATAGGGCGTTAGAAGTCACCCGCCACTTATAGGAGAAAAGGGGGGTAAGGGGGGATATAGAAAACTTAAAGATAATCTATAAGATATCCTAAGGATAATCTAAAGGATACTCTAGGATAACACAGAGATATATCCTGTGATACTCTAGGGATAGTTTAGGGATTGTTTAGGAGTTCTTAATCTAAATCCTATAAATATATCTATAAAAGGATATCCTTAAGATAAGCATAACAACTTTAAAGATAGCTATAAGATGCCTTTAACTTACTCAAAGATATAGCTTTGGGATTGTTAAAAGGATGTTATAGGTGTCTTTTTAACTCCTTTATAAGACCGTTCGGAGAGGTAGATAATGTCGAAACTCCTTTTAACTATGGCTGAAGTCAGTCATAGGGATATAACTAAATAGTTCGGAGCAGAGGTAAGATAATTCTGAAGCTCCCTAACTATACCTGATAAAATCATATATGCCATTTAGAAGCATTTAGAGAGCCATAGAGAGCCATAGAGAGCAAAACTAACCTTAGGTAATACAAACTTACCTTTGGATGCCTTTCGTTGATTGTAGAGCCTCCTAGATAGGTTTATTAACGTTTTTAATAGATAGAGCTATATAAGAGCTAGAGGTTAGCTTATGATAACTCAAGATTACCTCAGGATTAGCTTGAGGTTAGCTTAAGATTTCATCAGGATTGCTTAAGGATTACCTCAGGAGTGGTTTAAGAAAATGGTAAAAATATTTGAAACCCTAGATAACGCTCAGGGTCTCCGATTTACCCCCATAGCCCCCTACAACATTTCTAAAGCAAACCCCCAACAGCTCCACAAGCACAGCCACAACGTCGCAAGGGTAGCAAAGCAACACAAACTAAAAGCCCTATAAAGAATAATTAAAATTCATATATAGGCAAATCCAAAGCTAAAGTAAGCTAAATAATCCAAAGCAAAGCAAAAGATAATCAAGAAACCCCCTAACAAATCCCTACACCCTACAAGCTGCCAAGCTAAATAATCCCTAAATATCGCCCTTGTGCTATCTCGTGCGGTCGGGTACGTTAGCCGATAGTGTTTCAAACTCCCTACAACAAAGCCAAGAGATAAGCCAAAGCAGCAGCCAAAAGATACCAAAGCAAATCCTAGCAACTCCAAGAGCTTCAAAAGCTTACATCTCTTTTTTGCTATCTTTTTTAATTCTGTAATAGCCATTACACTTTTTATTATTTTCGCTATTTCTCTACACACTAATAAAAGCTCAAGCACTCCCAAAGCACACCAAAAGCAAACCCTACACACTCCACAACTATCCACACACTCACACCACAGCGCAGCACAACACAAGCCAAAAGCAACCCAAAAGCAACCCTATACAATCCCAAAAGCTCCCAAACAATCCCAAAATCTCCAAAACATTTAAAAGTTTTAGCATCTTTTTACAACCCTTAAAGCCCTTAAATAACGCACTTTACTAACAATATAATCATTTTATCTAAAAATATTTATAAATTATCTTAGTTATTAAGAATAAATTAAGCTAATGTGTGCAATAATTCTCTCAACAAAACAAAAAGGAGCCTGAAAAGAGCCTAGAGATAGCTAAAAGGTTATCAAAGGTTACTAAGAGCTTATAAGAGTTTTGAAGTAAATGAGATAAATAAAAAAGAGGCTAAGACGTCCTAACCGACCAAAGTTTAAACGTCCTAACCCTTTAGAAGTTGTGGCAGTTAAGCCACTTGTATGAGTACTTGAAAAAGTACAGATACGCCCTTGAGGAGGGGCAAACAAAATGTTATCAAACGATACATTAAACTTAGCTTTAAATATATGGAGCAAGCTTACAAGTGGCGAGCTTGTTAATTTTAGAGAGCTTAAGACCGAAGAAAAAAATCAGTTTTTCACGGATGGTGCAAGGCTTCATAAAGCCCTTTTAATAGAGAGCCCTAGCGGTAGCTTAGAGCTTCAATATCTAAGCCACGAGCTACACACAAACACACAAGGCTTTTACGCCCCTCACTATATCATTGCAAACAATGGCGAGCTTTACAACCTAAAACAAAAAGCAGGCTTTGAGCCAGTTATAAGTAAAGTTAAGGACAGCTTAAAAGTGACTTTTTGTGAAGCTGCTAATCTTGATGATAGGCTAGTAGAATTATTAACAAACACAAAGCCAGTGCCACGCTTAGAGTGGGTAGAGGTATCAAAGGGATACGACCTTGAAGGGCTCCCACACTCTTGCCAAAGTGGTAAAGGCTATCGCTTTAGGGCTCTTGACAATATGGCAAAGCTAGCGCTTCTTAAAATAGGCTCAAGGATAGCCGCAAGGGCTATT